TCAGACCTTCTCGCGCCAGACGAATCGCTTCTTGCCGGTCGGACCGACGATCATGACGCGCTCACGCGTGAACTTCAGTGGTGCCGCCTTCTGCCCCTTGCCCTTGCTCTTAGCCATGCTTACCCCTCTCGTAGTCGGTCTCAGGCGTGACAACCCGGGCGATTCCGCTGGCTCGAATCAGCGTCCAACATGCCGGGCAAGGTTCCCGGGTCACGTACAGCGTGCTACCGGGAAGCTCGTTGGGCGGAGTGTGCCTGATGGCGTTTCGCTCTGCATGATCTGCTACGCAGTTGCTGTAGTCGCTGTCAGGCTCGCTCGCTAGCTTGCATGGCCACCACCCACCACACAGGCACCCGTACGGGGTTCCGTCTTCCAGGTGCGCCGAAGGTGCGTGCTTCCCGCGCGGACAACTCCCGGCGCTGAAGCAGCCAGGAACTCCGGCAGGTGCGCCGTTGTAGCCAGTACCGCGCACTTCGTTCCGCGCGTTCACGAGGACAGCGCCAACCTGAGCACGCGTACAATCAGCGCGAGTGGCAGCCCACTGGGCACCAGCGAGAAAGTACGCGTCCCATGTGGGGCGCCCAGTCATTGACTTTCCAAATCGGCGAGTAGTCGGCGGGTAGCGTCTTCGTGACGCACTTCGCCGTAATTCGCTGCGAGTCGCAGTGCACGCCGAAGTAGTTCAAGCTCATCGTGGGTAAGCTCAACCTGGACGGTTCCGATTTCAAGCTTCGCCATGCGCCCTCTCCCCTTCAGTACGACAACGGCTTGCCGCTAGGTGTTCGCGTGTCGATTGGCTGAGGTTCACGCGGCTTGTCCACCTTCTGTTTTTGCACTTGCTTCGCCATGGAGCTTCACGCCTTCTGGTGAACTTCGTAGATCTCGCTGTAATTCATCACTCCCCCTCCACCTCTTCGGCTTTGAAGTGAATCCATCTCCCGGCTACTTCGTGTGGCACCAGGAATTCGCGCTGATCGTTTTCGAAGTGCACCGTAATGCCTTCGTCGCTCACCTCTACCACCTGAACGGGGTCGAGGTTGTCAACGTCTCCCCATGCCCCTATGCACGGTCTCTTCATGACCGTCACTCCTACTTGAGGACGAGAACAGGTCACCTACTAGCTCAGTAGGTGACCTGTTCGTTATGTCAGCCCCGCTTCTCGGGGCAGTTGAGACAGCTAAGCACTTGCCTGCCGCCACTCCAGACATACACCCAGCAATGTCCGGGGCAGCTCACTCGCCTTCACCCAGCGCTAGGAAGGTGGCCAGCCTGAGCGCGTCATCGGGGGACGGCTCGTTGCCTGGCGCCCAGTCATAGAGCCTCAGAAGCGCCAGCGCCGAGCGGTAAATGTCTGCCATCTCGGCTACCGCCTCAGTACGGGTCAGGCCTTCGCTCCGTGTGTCAAGCTGAGCCATCAGGGTTCCTCTCTTCCGCCATGCCACGGAGCTTGTCAGCGAGGGCAAACAGCGCGAGTGCTGGCACTCCGCTAGTGTCGTGACCTTCACTGTCCGCTACGGCAGCCGCTTTGCGCAGAACATCAGCGCGTCGCTGGGCGAGTTCTCCTTGCAGCTCGAAGATGCGCATTCCGCGATCCTGATGCTTTGCCCAGACTGCACGATGCGCGGCCTTGCTGGATTCCAGCTCAGCGCGGATACGTGCGTTCTCCTCCGTCAGCCGGGCCACGTCTTCGCCTGCCTGTATGCAGTGGTCGCTATGCGCAGTGCGCGTCTCTTCGTCTGCTTCGCGCAAAACCTCAGCGCGGATGGCGTCGTATGCGTCAGCGACAACAGCCGCGTACATGTTCTGAGACACGCCCTTGATGCCGTAGGCGCGCATTGTGAGGCTCGTAGGGACGTCGTCCGGGGTCTTCATCAGACAGCCGCCTTAAGGTCCGCGAGAAGGGCACTGGCTTCGCCGGTACCCATCTCAACCGTGGCAACCGTCCGCCCGGCAGCGTCCCTCACGTGAAGGTCTATGACGTAGCCCCGGCGGGTTGCCTCAACGGTCCCACCGTCGTGGGTATTGAAGATCTGCATTGCGGTCACTCCCCAGCAAGTTGGTCTCTTCTCTCTGGGTCTAGGGAGTCGATTGCCTGGAAGGTGATTGACCACTCAGACAGCGTCAGGTCGCTTTTGGACAGGTTGCAGGCAGCACAAGCCGGTACCAGGTTGCGGGCAATGTCAGTCCCTCCCCTAGATATCGGCTGTACGTGGTCTAGGTGCTCCGCTGGAGCATCGCAGTAGCAGCAACGGCCAGACCATCGAGCGAAGATGTCTGATCGCTTATACGGCAAACGGCTGCCTCTTGACCCAGCAACGCGCTTCGCGTGCCAGGAAGAGACAGCCGCATACCGCCCGGGAAGGGCTTTGATCACTTGCGTCCGCCACGGGAGAGGTTCAGGGCCGCAGCTTCGGTCAGCTCAGCCGCGTATCCCGGATCAGACGCTTCAACGGTCTTGACGTACTTCTTGGCAAAGGACTTCAAGCCCTTCGTCCGAGCATCGCGCACCTTGAGCACCGTAGAGTCGATTTCGTCGGCAAGACCTTCGTCATCTCCGCTGGCACCGTGGCCGTAGAAGGTGTAGCCGCCAATGCCGAAACTGTGCTTGATGACCACGCGCTGACCGTCACCCATCACGTCAAGGATGCTTGTCACTACAGCGTGCTTGATGCGAGATTCTTCGCGGTTCAGGTCTTCGGCCGTAATCAGCTCTTCCGGGATGCCGATTGAGCCAGCGATCATCTCGGCAATGGACATGACGTTGTTGCCGCCCGTGCTGGCGCTGTACTGGCGGTCACGGTTAGCTTCGAGTGCCGGAGGGGCGTCAAGGGACTCTGTACCCTGCCATGCCATCCGGGCAGCGTTGGCACGGTCCGCGCTCAGGCGCTTTCCCTTCGGGGGGACCGTCTGAGCCATCTTCTCTGCAAGGAACACGTCTCCGTCAGCCATGGCCAGCATTTCACCGAAGACCTTGATTGCGTCCTTGTCCGCGCCAGCCGCCCCGTTGCGCTCTTCCCGCACAGCGTCCATGAGCGCGTTCTCTACCGTCTTGTAGATGAAAGCAAAGAAGCCATCCACGGTGCCCGGCTGGAAGCGTCCCAGAGCTTCCCACACGGCGATACGGCCAGTCTGCGCGAACTCTTCGCGGTAGTCCTCGTACCGGGGACCGCCTGACGCCATCCGGCGCGCTGCCTTGTCCGCAAGCTTCGCTACGCGGCTCTCAGTGGCGTTGATCACGGCAGTAACGGCGTCCAGCTCATTGGCCTGTGCGGTAGTGATCTGCTCAAGGGTCAGGTTGTCGGTCATGGCGTGTCCCCTACTCCGTGGTTGCTAGGTGTCTTCTTTGACGCCCTAGCGAGTCGACTGCCCGGAGCGGCTAGGCGGCTCTTGCCTTCTCGCGTGACCCCCGTCACATGACCGGGTGGGGTAGGGTCCGCAAGTTGACATTTGCTCTAGCCCCCGTGTGAGGCTCAGTAGTTGTGTGGATTGTGTGCCCGTTCAACTACCGTGAGATGAAGGTAAGGCCGAGATGCCCGCTTCGCAAGTCTGTTGAACGCTCTACTTACCAGTTGGACCTGTGGCGTGGTGTGAAGGTTGTAGGGAGATCCAAGGCGTGACCCCCTCTCCTACCTAAGAATGACAGGAAGGGCGCATTCCGGGGGTTGGTTACCTCTTCGTTACGCAGGTTCGATCACGCATGCGGGTTACGGGCTGGGTTAGCAAATGTCGACATAACTTTTGGGTCGCGCCCCACCTACTAAGCCAGTAGGTGACCGTCCGTAGCCGATGCAGTAACGGACGGTCACACACTTAGGCTGACCTCACACATCAGCGCCGTAGAGACTGCCCCATGAGCGCTTACCAATCTCCGCCTCAGCTTCGATCGGAACGCCGTACAGGTCGAAGGTCATGCAGCGCTCAATCTCGCGCGCTACATCGAACCGTTCGTTGTATGGAACAGAGCACAGCACTTCGTCGTGAATCGGCAGGCGCATGTACTCAAGCAATCCCGCTTCTTCCATGTTGATCAGACTCTGCCCCAGACAGTCACGAGCTGCCGACTGAACCGCGTAGTTGGTCACGGCATACACGCGCTCACGGTCCACAGGCAGGCGCCGCCCAGTCACAGACACAGCAACCATGCCATTGGCGTACGCCTCACGCTGCAACCCGGCGCTGTACTTACGAATCTCTGGGTATGCGCGGTCGTAGCCCGCTAGCGCGCGCTGAACGTCTTCAATCGGCGCGCCAGTCTGCCGGGCAATCGTGGCAGCCCCTCCCCCATACACCTTGCCGAAGCCGACACCCTTACAGATCTTGCGATGCTTCTTGGTGAAGCCGCCCCCGTAGACCATGCGCGCCGTGAAGCTGTGCAGGTCTTCACCCGCATTGATCGCTGCCTTCATACGCTTGACGTCCGCCAGCGCAGCAAGTACGCGCATCTCAACGGCAGCGAAGTCGGTAGACACCATCACGTGCTCGTCTTCGGCCAAAAGGCAGCGCCGAATCATGGAGTCTCCCGAAGGGAGCGTCTGAACAGCCGGGCGCGTGATGCTCATACGAGCCGTGCGAGCCTGCATGGAGTTGATGAACGGGTGAATGCGCCCGTCAACGTCCGCAGTGTCTAGGAACGTCTGAGTGTAGGCACTGCGCCACTTTCCAGCGCGCTTCGACCTGATGACGGCTTCTGCAAGCGGATTGGGCTTGCGCTGATTCAGGCGCTCCCCCGTCTGGAAGTCCAAATCTGCGAAGCGGTGCAAGACCGCCTTGTCAACCTTTGGCGAAGGTGCACCTTTTTCGGTGAACATCGCAGTGTCTGGTTCGCGCTGCCAATACTCACGTTTGTCGTCTGTGAACTCGCCAGGAAGCCATTCCTCTCCCATGGCGTGAAACGCCTCAAGTAGCTGAGCACGGGAATTGACGTTGGCCACGCCATAGCGGAGTGCCTGAGCTTCGTAGCTCAGCGCGTCGTTGCCTAGACGTTCGTCAAGCTCTCGCGTGTAGTCGAGATCAAGAATCATCCCCTTCCGCTGCATGACAGCGCAGATGCGGGCAATCTCGTGTTCGTAGGCAATGAGCTTGTCTCTCACACCCAACATGGCAAGCTCAGCCGTCAGGGCGGGATACAGGCGCGCGGTCAGGATCACGTCTAGCCCCGCGTACAAATTGTACGTCGGATGATCCAACGGGATGCCTGCCCACCCAGTAGTCTTCGTCAGCTTGAGCGAGCGGAAGATCGCCGTAAGGTCTCCCTGAGTGTCCGGCGCTGACGGATCCACGTACCAGGCGCTAAGCGGCTTGAGAGCCGTTCCCCTGCCGCCTTCCTGAGGCTGCCGGGGATCAATCAGACCAGCCACAAGGCGCGTGTCCGTGGTGCGCGGGGCAAGGTCTTCGATCTTGAATCGCGTGTGCCTGTCGAGAACGCACCAGTCATAGGGCGCGTTATGAATCAGGAACCGCGTAGCGTACTGCAACGCTCGTTCTGCGTAGTGCTGGAACAGCCCCCCGCGCTCCCAATGCAGTACCCAACCCGTTCGGGTGTCTCCGAACTGAACGGTCCGAAGCTGGAACGTGTCGCTGTAGATGTCCAGTCCAGTCGTTTCGGTGTCCAGCGCAATCGGTCCGCGCTTGTCAGCGCCCACGAGCCACGAGAAGAACTCACACAGATCTTCGTACGTCTCGGGAACCTTGACGACAACCGGCTGCCCGGCAACTTCGTAGGGGTAGGTCTTCACGCTCTCTCCCTTGCTGTATGCACGCGAACGGGCCACCTACCAACTCAGTAGGTGACCCGTAAGCGACTTTGTGTCAGCTCTAGGCGATTACCTAGGCTCAGATGTTGCGAACGATGATGCTGGTCAGCTCAGCCAGGAAGACGCCCAGCGCGATCAACCAGCACGTAAGAACAACCGCCTTGCCTACCTTGATACGCCGTTCGTACATGGACTTAGTCCTTTCCGAAGATGCCCGGACCCGCCTTTTCTTCCTGGCTAGCGAGTCGAACGCCTACCAAGGCAATGCCCTTGTTCGTCTTCTTGCGCGTGATCCCGCGCTCTTCCATGGCGTCGTAGAACGTGGTCCGGCGCCAGCGCTCTTTGCCGGGCAGGTTCTCAGCCTCACACCAGTCAAGGTAAGCGTTGAACGCGTCGTTCCCGTTCATCTGCTCAGCGTCGTCTACCTCAAGGACTCCGGGGAAGAAACCGGCAAGTGCATCGCTAGTCTCTCGATATTCCTTGCTGGCCTTCTTGATGACGCTGGGGTCTTCTAGTCCGTTCCGGTACCACTCGACAGCGCCACGGACGCACCAGGCGGCAATACCTTCGGCTTCGGCAAGAAGCTTCTTGTCAAGGCCGTAGTCCCGCTCATGTGGAGCAAACCAGCGATTGAACGGAATCATCTTGACCCGTCGCCAGAGACCTTCGTCTTGACCCCTGAATTTGGGCTTATGGTTGGTCGCTAGCATGAGCAAGAACGACGGCTTGAACTCGAAGAATTCTTGTCTCAAGAAACGGGCGGCAATCATGTCCTTACCCGTGACTCGCTTGAGAACCGCCTCAGACATGGGCTTACCCGACTCGCCTTCGGCAGCCATTACCAGGCGCGCACCGCGCAACATGGCAATGTCGTTGGGAATGCCTCCGCTGTTGCCTTTGTCTTCGAAGGTTTCAAACGGCGTGGTCTTCGCGACGGCGTGGAAGATGGCATACAGCGTGTCCGTGAGCACACTTTTGCCGTTGGCCCCCTTTCCCCACAGGACAGCGAAGCACTGTTCAGCAGTGTTGCCCGTGATTCCGTAGCCAATCAGCCGTTGCAGATAGGCAGGCATCTCCGGCATGCCCGGCATGATCTCTTCAAGGAATGCTTCCCAGCGTCCGCACTTCGCGTCAGGGTCGTAATCGACTTCGAGACAGTACGTCATCATGTCCGCTTTATCGTGCGGACGAAGTTGACCAGTCCGGAGGTCAACCGTGCCGTTCCGGAAGTTCAGAAGGTCCGGCCGGTTGTCGAAATCGGATGCCTTGATGTAGACGGTCGGGACGGAGCGAAGCTCAGTCATCAGGTCGTTGATGCGCGTGGTCATGGCGAATGCCCGCGCTTCCTTGACCTTGCCAGCCAGCATGAGGGCAGCGCCCATGCGGTGAATCTCTTGACGAACCTTGACTTCGCTGGTCTCCCACGTGCGCCCATTCCACACGTAGAAGCCGAGACCAGGCGCGAACTTGATCCGGCCGTCTGTCCACGCAACCAGCGCATGCGCGTTCATGGCGTCCGTGTCCCCGTACCGGTCCATGAGCCCAGCCAGGATACGGGCAGCTTCATGACCCTGGTCAGTGCTCACGATGTCCGCGCCGGTTGCTTCGCTCAGCTCAGCGCTTACAGCCTCAGCCTCAGCGGCTACGCCGACGGACACGGCCTTAGCCGCCTTCACGGCCTTGTGAAGCGCCAGTGGGAAACCAAGCGGGTCAGCTTTGCGCCAATCGGTCAAGTCAGTCTTCGGCCCGTAGTCGGGAATGCGAAGCTCGTAGACCGTAATGTCGTACGGCTTGAGCCCTTCAGCAAGAGCCCTGTTGAACTGCAATCCTGCTTCGTCGTTGTCTCCACAGACAATGACCTGAGTGCCTTTCATGCCTTCGGCAAGCTCAGAAAGAAGGTCAGGGTTGCCCACTAGGGCAGCGCCCCGAACCATCACAACGTCATAGCCCACAGCAACGCCTGTAAGGCCATCTCCGGGACCTTCCGTGACCAGGGTGACCCCGTACCCGGCTTCGCCCCTGAACACGCCGTACTGAGCCCAACGTTGCCCCTGCGGGTTGGACAGTGACAGCCAGCGTCCGGGGCATTTCCCGCTGAGGTCACGCCCCTGCACACCACGGGTGACCCCGTCAAACCCGTTCAGCGGAACGACCAGGCGGGGGAACCGCGCGAAGCCCTGTGACGTAAAGACTGGAATATCGCCAGCGGCAACGGCAGATTGAAACGCCTCAGCGCTGTGGAACGTCTTAGCCTCAGCGAAGCGAAGTCCCAGATACTCAGCCGTGTCAGCGTCGATACCGAACCGCTCTTCGGCATACGCCCCGTCGCCTATCGGCAGCGAATCAAGCCACATGCGCAGTGCGGCAATCTGAGCCGTGCCTGCAATGATCGGCTTTTCCTTTGGCACGGTGGACCCCTCCCCCGTCGCGTTGAACAGCGCAGACCAGGGAAGATCTACGGCCTTGATCACGGCTTCCGTCTTGCAGCCTGCCCGGCAGGTAAGCCGGACCTTGTTGTCATCTCCGCGCCAGATGCGCAGCGAAGGACGGGAGTCACTATGCGCCGGACAGCGCGCAAGGTAACCCCCGTCAGCCTCTTCGCTTACGTCATCGAAGCGAGACAGGATGTCTGAGAATCGCATCAGCGCCCCCTCACGCTTCCGCTAACTCCGCCCGGCGTCACACCAAGACCTATGCCGGTTTGCATGAAGCTGTCTTTAGGCCGATAGCACTTGACCTTACTGAGCGACACTTTCGGACCGCGCTTCTTGTGGCTGCCAGCCATCAATGCCTGATACAGCGCTTCGGATGGGGCTTCCCAATGATTTCCACCCCTGACCACAGCTCCAGCCAGCGCCATGCAGAGATCGCAGAAGCAACCCCATATTTCGTCATTGAACGGATCGAATCGACTCACTGTTTCCCCTCTCTCCGGCTTCTCTGACGTGCTAGCGAGTCGATTGCCTAGAATGGATAGCCCGTACCGCGATCCGGGATATTCCGGAAGGTTCGGGACCACTCTTCAAGCGTCTTCGCGCCCTTGCTCAGGTTGCAGCCAGCACACGCGGGCACAATGTTTGACTCAACGTCTGAGCCACCCTTAGAGAGCGGCTGAACGTGGTCTAGGTGCGTCGCATGGTTGCCACAGTAGGCACAGGCGTAACCCCAGCGCTTGAGGATTTCCGTCCGGCTGTACTCGACATGTTCAACCCCGTAGGACTCCGCCCGCCGCTTGTGAGTCAGCGTGTGGCGCTTATCCGGGGGCAGCGACCTGTAGTAGCCCTTTATGTGCTGTTGCTGCCTCTTGCGGCGGCAGGTGCTACAGGCAGAAGACGGCTTCTTAGCCTTACCGGCTAGGAACTGATCAGCGGGCTTTCCCCGCCCGCATAGTCGACATACCTTCACTCAAGCCACCTAACGTCAGCGCCCCGGGAAATGGCTTGAGCCATGGCCTCTTGATAGCGCCCCCAGTCCTTACGCTTCGTCGCGCCTTCGACAAGCCAGACCGTGTCACCCTTGCCCAGCGCACGAACATCCCCCAGTGCGGGGGCAGATGAGTCGGATATCTTCGCGTCCACCTGTACCCTTTCCAATACGCGAAATGGCCGGACAGCTCGTAAGGAACCATCCGGCCATTCGCTCAGCATCAGTCGTGGTGTGCGGCAAGAGCCTTCATAAGGATTACCGTCAATTCCCATGCCTGGTCTTCGGTGAAGCCCACGGCAATGTAAGCTTCGTAGTATTCGCGAATTTGTGCCGCATGCTGTCGGGCAACAGCGAAGACATCGAACATGGGCTACGCCTCTCGCTCTCCGGTGTAGTTCGGGATGATCAGGCGCGCGTGTTCCGTCGTGATCCACTGAGCAGCAACGGTCCGGCGCTTAGTGAAGCCAGACTCAATACCAGTGGGGCGCACCTTGAGCACGGGCACCAGGATTGCACCCACACCCTCAACGGTTGTTCGCTTCGCCGTGACCTCTTCAACCACAGCGTCAGCCTGACGGACACGGTTTCCGTTCCGACTGGAATAGCTGATCAGATCTCCGGCGTACAACTCGTTACCGGCGTAGTCCGTGACAACCCCGCGCTTAGCCATAAGCGCTCTCCCTTCTCTCCTAACGCCTCAAGCCCCGAACCAGCCGCAAGGCCAGCACGGGGCTAAGGCACCTACTGAGTTAGTAGGTGGGGGTCACATGCGGAACGGGATCGGGTCGGTCTCGGAAAGCTCGGGGTCGCGCTCATCCCAGTAAACGGAGAGAACGCGAATGCCCTTCGTTGTGTCGATCCGCTCAGCGCGAAGACCCTTGATGCCGTCTCCGTTAAACCGGGCGCATGCCTTGCGTGCCTGAACCGTTCCGCTAGCGGTAACGATCGCGTTCACAAACTGACCCGGCTGGACTTCATCCGTGCGAGTAACCTCGTACAACGCCATGTGGCATCTCTCCTAGGTGTATTCCGGGTCGCCAATAGGCTCCGGGTCAACTTGCAGAATGCTTCGCCGCTGACGTTCGCGCAGCACAGCGGTACGGACTTCGGGCAGGAACTCCCACAGGGGACGCCTGACAGTCGCATCAAGCGCCCCCCGCAGTGCACGCGCCCAGTCGTAAGGCAGAGACGCGTCAAGCTTTGCCACGGGGCATCAGTCCCGCTCTTCGGCAATGGCATCGTTGTAGCTACCCAGAACCTCAATGACGGGCTTCTTGAAGCTGACGTTCTCTCCGTCCTTGTTGGTGTATTCGACCTTCTCAATGGTCAGCGTGCAGAGGGCAGGCTCACCGACGCGCTCAAGGTCGTTCTTCACGGTGTGAATGACCTCGGCCATTGACCAGGCTGTAGCAATCAGCTTGCCTCGCCCCAGGTCGTAGTCATGGGCAAGCCGGAAGGTGACGTTGATTGCCGGGGACGGACCACGGCCAGCACGGGCAGCCGCCTTACGATCCTTGAGCGTCTTCGGGCAGCCGCACGGCTTGCCCTTGTCCTCAACGGGGCTAAGGAAGAACTCACCGTCGCACTCATGGACCGGACCGGACCGGCCCCAAAGAATCAGCTTGTCCTCAATCGCGTCGGGACCGTCAATGACGATCTCAATGCTGTTGGTCTCGGTCAGAACCTCAAGGTTCATTTCCTTCGACGGGTCCCACTCGCTGACGCTGCCGCCCATGAGCTGAGCGATAGCGTCAGACACGTCCGGACGACCAGACAGGACACGCCAATTGGCCAACGAAATCGGCTTGCGATTCTTCTGCATGCCGGACCGGAACTGGAAGTCATAGCCGTAGTCAGTGCTCTTCGGCTTCGGCTTTGCGTCAGGGTCGGTGTCGAAGATACGAAGGGCCATGGGGCAACCTCTCTCCGTCTGTGAATCGCGCATTCGCGCACTGTGAGTTGGTTAGGAGGGCAGGCGGGAAAACCCGAAGCGTGCGTATCGCATCGGCTCAGGTACCTCCGCGCTGCCCCCCTTCTCTTTTGGTCTAGAGAGTGGATTGCCTACGGCTCTTCGGGGTTCTCGTACGCGTCAGCCAGCGCACGCAGAAGAGAGGGAATGGCCGTGTATCTGGTCTCTTCGTGAATCTCGGTCCACGCGACCCGTACAATTTCCCCGCTGTCAAGCTGAATGTAGATCGTCGCTTCCACGGGTCACCGCGCCCTTCGCTGAGTGCCGGTAACAAGAGCCCCGCTGTCCATGCTCCAGATCGAATCTCCAAGAACCTTCTTGCTAGCGATTCGGTCCCACGAGAAGGTCTGGCGAAGGTGCAGGAAGTACTCAAACACGTTGTGCGTTTCCTCATCGATCACAAATTCATCGATCGCTACAGGCAGAAACTCACACTCGTCAGCGGTGATGTGGAGCACACACGCACCATCGAATTCCGGCATGGGCTCTCGGCTACCATCAGGGGCAATGATTGCCTCAGCGTGCGCGTAGGCGCTCATCTGCAAGGCCACATCCGGGTAGGTGTTCTTGCCGGTCTTCCAGTCGGCAATCACAAGTGCCGATTCGCCTGCCGGGTCCGGCTTGCCGTTCTCGTCAAGGCGAAGACGAAGTGCAGCGTCAAAGCTGCCCGCGTACTTGTGTGCGTCGCTCCAGGCTACGTCTTCCGCGCGCACTAGCTCAGGCTGAACGGCGTCAAGGAATTCACCGAAATGCCGCTTGAAGGGCTCCATATCGCGCGCTACATATCCGACGCGTTCGCCCCGGATCATGCGCTCAAACATGTCGTGAGCTTCGTTGCCGATTTCCTGCCGGTCCCGCGTGTACCGGTATGCAGCGCCAGCGATGTACTGGCGTGCGCCCTTCGGGTCACCCTTGATCATGGGGTACACGAAGTCGATGTTCTCAACAACGCAATCCGCCGCCATATTGGCGTTCCAGCGCTGCAAAAACGGCTTCGGCAGCATGCCGACAATTGCCGTAACGCCCGGATACTTGATTGCCGGATTGTCCGTATCGAAATAGAACCTGGGCCCCTTGCCCTCAGTGGTCTTGATGGCCATTGGCCGTTGCCCCCTTCTATGGGCTTGCTCGCTTCTCTCTGGGTCTAGCGAGCGGATTGCCCGGGGGCTGAGGGGTGACGATAGTGACGTTCAGATGGTTCTTCCGGGTATCGCCTTAGAAACCTATAGGGATTCGAGAAGTGACCCTAATTCATCACTACCGTCACTTGTGCTGGTCAGGAGGTGTCTTGTGCTCTATGGCGCTCAGCGCATCGTCACTGCCGCTGCACGAAGCCGTCAGCGCCTGCCTGAGGGCATGTGAAAGCCCCGCCCGACCACAGGGGCCAGACGGGGCTAGAAGACGCTTAGGTAGGCGCTTAGGGCGTCTTACGGGCCTTAGCTTCGGATACTGCCGCTTCGGCCTTCTCGGCCTCTGCGATCAGCAGGCCGTATGTACCGGCAGACATGGCACCAGGCAGCAGCGCTCATTCCGTCGCTTCCCTCCTAGTGACGCTGTATTCAAACCGCTTGTGGGTCAGAGACTCTCCGGCCACCATCCGGGTAACCGTCTTCTCTCGGCTCTCAGTCCAGCCGTCAGCCGCCATGAGAACGAAGAGCTGTGCAGCCGCAGACTCCGCGCTGTCGAAGGAACGGGACACTTCCTTGCCCGTGCGCGTGTTGCGGGTAACTGCGTTATATGCGGTCACTGTCTTTATCCCGTCTAGCGAGTCGAAAGCCCCCGGGTGGAAAACCAGGGGGCTAACGCTCTATCCCAGTGCCTCAGAGGCTCGCGCTCAGCTTCGCAAGTTCAGCGATCAGCGAATCAATGTGGGTCTTCACCATTTCCTTTTCTTCGTCGTCCTTGACCTTCTTGGCCGTCTTCACGGCCTTCTCAAGCTGAGATTCAGCCTTAGTGAAGAGCTGAGCAATCTTCTGAGCGTCGGTCAGCTCGTGGGCTTCACCTTCGCCTCCCCCTTCCCCGCCTTCGGCTCCGCCCTCTTCGCCTTCACCTTCGCTCTCGCCAGCCTCAATCGCCTTGATCTTTGCCAGCGCTGACGACAGACCGTAGTGCGTGGCGATTACCTCAGCCCAGGTCTGACCATCGCCCGGGTGGGGAATCTCCGCGAACCGCTCAAGCTCTTTGGGGTTCTGCTCAAGCTCAACCAGATAGGTCGCGATGGTCTTAGCCGACTGGTTCTGAACGCTCCGGATGAGAGAGCTCATGGCCTTCTCAACCTCTTCGTCGCTGGCAGCGCCACTTGCGCGGTACAGGTCACCAGCCTTCTTGTACATGTCCTTAGAAGCCGCCTTAGCGGCGTTGGACGCTGCCTTGAGGTCAGGAAGACCGTCCTTGTTGCTGATCCTGACGCGCTGGTCAAGGATTACGCGCGAGATGTCAGCGGCGATCTCGTGGGTCTTGACGTGAAGCCGGACGCCTTCCGCGAACTTCTCAGCGCCTTCATTGACGAGTTCGCTGACGCCTTCAACCTGGGTGTAGTCCTGGGTCTCCCGTGTGGCAACTTCCGCCTTCGGCTCAGCCTTGCGCTTCGGGGTGCCTTGGGCGGCAGCCTTGAACGCGTCGCGCTTGCCCTTCTTGAGGGCGATGGAACCCTTGCCGGACAAAGAAGAGATCAGCGCCTCAGTCTCATCGTCAAGTTCCTTGAGCGCGTCAACGTTCTCCGCCTCAGCGAGCGAAGCCGCCCGCTCAATGTTGGCGTCAATCTGCTCGATGACGTTTGCGCCGTCTTCGGTCGTCACGTCGTTCTTCGCCATGGTCTCACTCTCTCCGTTTTCGTTGACGTCCTCAAGCTCAGGTGTGTACTCAGCGAAAGCCTCAGCGTCGTAGGACAGACAGGTTCGGCAATCAACGGCCTGATCGGTGATCTGGTACTTCGTCCCACTGTTGGTCATCGCGCCAGTGCGACAGGCAGGGAACGCGTAGCCACCCTGGTAGTTCATGCGGAAGTGAACCTTGCCACCCTTGACGCTGACTACCTTGTTGTTGCTCATTTTCGTTCCCTCCCCTTTCGTCCGCCCTGTGCGGTGCAGGCACCACCTTAGCGACTGCCAGACCCCCGCACAACCCCGACACGGCACCTACTTAATTAGTAGGTGATCCGGAAACGCAGAAAGCCCCCGGCTGCCGAAGCAACCAGGGGCTTACGCGCCGGTCATTCCTCCACATCGTCAATCTTGACACGGACTACAGCCTTGGCGCCCTTCTCGCCAGCGAGCCGAACGCGAAGATGGAAGCCGTGATTCAGCTCTTGTGTTACCCAACCGTGCTGCCCAGTGGCCTTGATCGTCACAATTCGCAACCCGGCTTCCCGCGCATGGGCTAGCTGACCCTCAGCCGTAGTCATATCACGCTCTACCTCCCGAGCCTCACGAATGGAGTCGCGAAGCGCTTCACGGAGTGTTGATCCTGTGAGCTTACTGAACGGAACGGTAGCCATGATGTTCCCTCCCTGTGTCCCACCCTGTGCGGGGATACCAGTACAGCACAGGGCGCGTACCAGCGTCTACCCCGGAACGCAGAAAGCCCCCCACCAGCGGGAATCTCCCACCAGTGAGGGGCTCAGCGTCAGCTTCGCTCTTCGTCGCAGGCGCAGCGCTCGAACACCCTACCGTCTTCAAAGTTGTAGAGCGTCTTGAAGTCGTGTGTGTGCATGTACGGCAAGCCTTCTACCCACGAGTGCAGAGCACCCAGGGAACTTATGTTGTGGATCACTTCGTCAACCGGCCAGTCGGCTAGCGCTGTCTCGCTCTCGTGGTGCGGGACGCCAGACAGGAAGTTGTCCGGCCGCACGATCCGAACGAGCTTGAAGCCAGCCGCCTTGAGCGTTTCCGCTTCATTGGGGTACCGGCAGTCAGTCACGACAACGGGGAGGTTCCAGCGTTTTGCAGCACTGATCTTTTCCAGCGCCACGCGGACCCAGAAATCAAAGTCAAGATCACGAACCGTCTGCCCGACGTGTTGCAGGATGCGCCGCACTTCGGGGTATTCATCCTTAGCGCGCTCCCAACCGATGTGCTCCACCATGTCTGACAGCCGGATTGTCCAGCCAGCGGGATAGCGGGGCTCCGGCCCGTCAATCCACGGGTCAATGCGAAGCGCCATGTCCTTCAACGGATCAGCGAATGCAACCCGCGTGTACTGGAAACGCTCGATCAGCCGGGCGGCAACAGTGTCCTTACCGCTGCGCGCCCGACCGATCAGGGCAATGCTCGGGTACTTGTCCCTACGTGCTGACGGCTGCATAGCCTCTCCCTTTCGCCTGGTTTCCCAGGATCTAGAGAGTCGATTGCCTATGCTCCTAGGAACGCGCGAACGACGCTCAGCACGTCCCCAGTGGGGAAATCGGGCATATAGCGCGCCACCAGCGGCAGAGCCACCACCAAGGCGGCATAGATCTTTCGCCTGTGCGCTATGACCAAGGACAGCGCCCTACGCACCTTCTCACGCCAACCTACCGGCGCGCTGTGGCCCCCCATGGGAACTCCCTTCTCAGATCAGACCAGACGCCTTCGCCATGGTCACGAGTGCCCCGCCAACGCCAGCGATGACACCGACGGGGACGCTGTACTTCCAGCGCTCAACGCCCCGTATCCGCTCTTCGTGGTCTTCAAGGGTCTTGGCTACGTCGGTGTTCGATTGCGTCAGAGAGCGCACGTCATCGCGTAGCCCAACGATCTGGTCATAAATCTCACGAGCGGAAATGGTGACCCCTGATAGATCATGAGGCGCGCCCATTACGCCTTGACCTTCCAACCGTGCCTAGCGCCTAGCTTGCTCAGCGAAGCGTTGCCGGGAATGCCGTCAGCGTCGGCGCCGGAGTAACCTAGCTTGCGCTGCCACTTCGCGTATGCGGTCTTGGTCAAGGTGCCGAACGAGCCATCAACCCAGGTGGCACCTAGCAGACCCTCAGCGTGTAGGGCACGCTCCACAATCAGAACGTCCGCCTTGTGGGTCGTACCGCCCTGGGGAAGACCCGGGTCCCGCTTCGCGGCAGCCACAACGTTGGATAGGTCCACGTACGTCACAGGCGGCTTCGGGGCAGGCTTCGAAGGGGCAGGCGTGGAAGCAACCGGAGCAGCAGCGAAGAGCGCCTTAGTGTCGATCGCGCCGGGGTCCCAATGGTCATTTCCGGGAACGTTGCAGTGACCGTAGTGCCCGCCAGTCGACAGCCAAACATCCCGGTCACGCTTGCAGGCACTAGCCGTAGCGGCAGGGGAACCAATCGGGAAGGCGTCAGGAATGCCCCAGGATCGAATAGCGGCCATTAGCGCTCGGAAGTTCTTGCCCGGCTTCCAGTAGCCAGTAAACGGCTTGCCAGCGCACCCCAGGACCTCAATCTGAATACACACCTTGCCGGTGCGGTTGGTGCGAGTAGAGCCGTCGTTCTTAAGTGCACGCGCAGACTCGCTCAGCGGACCGAACTGCCCAATACGGTCGGTGGTCGGGTCGTAGATGATGTGCGGCTCAGCGCTGATCTGGCGTAGGTAGTGCTCAACCGAGTTGAAGGCAGCGTCACCAGCGCCGCTCTCCGTGGTGTGCCAGACGACGCGTCCCGGACGAGAGGGGCTATCCATTGCCCCGCCAATCGAACCGTCCCCTAGCCGCTCAGCGCCCGGAATCCAAATGGTACCCATGCGTATCCTTCCTGATGGGTGGCGAAGGAGAGAGGGTGCACCCCTCCCCCATATCTAGCGAGTGGAAAGCCCCGCCTGGGAACCGTCATCAAGCGGGGCAAAGCACCTACTGAATTAGTAGGTGGCCTCACAGAGAGGTGAAGGTTCCGTTGAAGCCGAACCATGCGGGCTTGTCATTCGTTCCGGTGCCGTACAGGTGAAGGTGTCCGTCTGTCTGAATGTCAAGCTTCATCGTGATTCGAGTTGACCCGGAGTCGGAGCACGGAATAACGATGGTGCGTAGCGTGACGGGTCGCGCGCTGGCGGGAAGGGGCGTACTGGTCAGCACGTAGTTGTCCAGAACGGTGCCAGCCCATGAATCCTTAGTGATGCCACCCCGGAACATGATCGTAGGCTCACCGAAGAGATTCACTACGCGGTACTGCCATGTACCATTGCTATTGCCGTTGTGGGACCAACCGGACGCCAGTGGAACGGTAGTCCATGCCTGAGTACCGGCAGCAACGGTTACCCACGCGGAGCCGTCATAGACCTGTAGAAGATTCACATCCTGTAGCCACGTAACCATGCCCTCAACAGGCGCGGTCAGCGTTGCACCCCGGACGCTGGAAGAGGCGAACCGCATCACGCTACGCGGAGTCAGGCCGTTCACGATCCCGTCACCCATGGTCTGAGCGTTGGGCTTATCGCTGAGCGTCGGGTAGCTGATGTTCTGCCCGTAGGAATCGGTAAGAGGCATGCGTCACTTCCTAGTCAATGCTGTAGCGGACGCCGTTAAGCGATAGCCACGGGGGCCGGATAATTGGAGTTGCGTACGCATCAGTCGTATTGGTGGTCGTTCCGACGATTCCGGTAGTCCCATCCGTCTTGAAGTCCACCTTGAGGGACAATGAGCTACTAGACGACGCTGAACACGGCACGATGACCGTTCGCAGTGACGGCGGACGCGCACTAGACGGCAGCGCAGAAGCCAGGAAGTTCCCGCCGTTCTGAATGCTGTTACCGCTGTAGGTAATTCCGATACCCCCACGCCACTCAACGAAGCTGCCACCGTAGAGCTTCACAACCCGGTATTGAACGGTGCCGTTGCTGTTGCCGTTGCTACTAAAGCCAGTGGCCATGCTTACGGTGTTCCATACGCTGACAGGATTGACCGTCTGGAGTGCGCCTAGGCAAATCCAACCGCCTAGAGTCCGCATGATCTCAACCGTGTCGTTGACAGCGGGACTCGTGTAGCCGCTCAGAAGGCGCACGCTGGGGTACGTATCAGTGCCTCTGATCACCGTTATGGTTCCGTCGCTGCCAACGGCGCTGACGGTTCCCATGAGAATGCCGGAGTACAGAAGCCCGGAATCCTTGACCTTCTTGATTACGGCGTCTAGAAGGCGGTCAGCGGCAGTAGCCATTAGACATCATCCTTACCGCTCACTGTGGCAATGGTGAAGCTGCCGTTGTCCACGGTCAGAGGCACCGTGAAGGACTGCACTAGGTGAAGTTCAGCGGCAATGGGCGCATCAGACCCGTACTTGACTCGGATGCAATCGCCAGCGTCTAGCGCGGGGTTCGGAATGGTGTTCAGCGTGACCGTCCGGTTGGCTGCCCGGTACTTACGCAGAAGGGCGTTAGCGGTACTCTGAGCCTGTGTCGTAGACGTGATCAGGCTTGAGCTGTAAGTCTTCGACACCTTGCCGAAAGGTCCGCCATACCTCAGCGGGTCCGTGCTTAGCGTGATCTTCGCCTCAGCACTGACGGGCGGCTTGTTGTCTTCGCTGTTCTCGCCAGAGGCAACGACCCGGTTGTAAACGTCGTCTGCTGAAACTTCCATGTCAGCCGACACCATGACGCCACCTTCGCCAGTGTTCACGGTCCACACTGGGGTAGCCATGTTGATATCCGGCACATCCACCAGGCGGAAGGTACCGGCAGCGTCACAGAACAGCTCAGCGCCCACGGAGTTAGCCACTTCCACCAGGGCAGCCCATATCTCCGCGCCCGGATCCCATGTCTTGGTAGCGACAGCGCTAGAACCGCTCGTAGAGCCGTTCACGTAGGAAGCACCCGGGATGACTAGGCCAATTTGAGTGCTGATGAAGGCGGAAGCACTGGCGTAACCCGCCGTAGATGTGGCGCTCTCGAATAGCGCGCGCTTGAGAATGATCTCTTTGCCGATTGCCGTAATCGACAGTGGACCGGTATGGATATTCCCGCTGACGTTGGTGACCACGAAGGTACCAAGAGGCACCATTTCCGTAGTCCCGTCAATGTACTTGATCCCGCGCTCGACGTAGATCTGTTGGCCATAGATCCCGTAGCGGGAAGTCTCCGAAGTGGGGAAGTCTGACGGGTTAGCAATGGTCAGGGACAATGACCGCCGAACGTCACTGCCCCTGTCCACGCTCACGGAGCCGTTTACGAAGTCAATGTTCGTGGCTACAACGCTGCCGTTGTAGAGAACGTTTACCTTGACGGCTAGTCCGTGGTCCGTCGTCAGCGCTGGTGCCCACTTAGCGCTAACGGTCTGCAAGGCGTTGCCTACCCTTCTGTCAGAACCTCAGCCCATGTGGCATCAGCGTCAAACAAGTCTTCCCACGTCGCGTAGGTGTCAGTGATGCTCTGCCATGTCAGCGAAGCGGACCCCTGTAGGCCACCAGAGGGACGGTCAATTTCTGCTAGCTGTAGCGTCCAGCGCCATCCGTCTTCCCGGGCGTCTGGACTCAGGGGCTCAACCTCAATGTCACCAATGGACAGGTAGCGATTCCCGCTGACGCCGTAACCGGGCATGGCTTGCATGAGCGCGGGAAGTCCGCTGTCTAGAAGCGCGTTGAGTAGCCCGTTAGAGACTTCATCCCACACCAGGAACGACACGCTAGCCTCAATGCCGCCCCGTACCCCGGTTATGTGAACGGGGTTCTTCCTGCCCACGACCTCATAGCGACTAGAGCGGGCAGCGCGGGACCACTTAGGCGGGGCTTCCACCATGACCAGAACGTTGGTTGCTGGCAGACCAGGCGACTTGAACCAGACGTAATCCGGATCAGCGATGACGGGTGTAGCTATGCTCTGCGTATACTCCCGTAGCGACCGGATGCCGCCCGTGTCGTACCAATCCGTTTTGTACCAGACGCGCTCACCTAGTGGGGCTTCGTAATCCTCAACGACCAGTGGCGACGAAGTGAACGGAGCCTTGTTGTACTCAACCCCGTAGCCCCGAAGAGGAACCGTTGTACCGTCCTGGTGCACGCGGTAGATACTGACAGTGCCCTGAGTTCCGTATGGCGGCTGAGTGTTCAGCGTGTACGTGATGACGCCCTTAACGTCATCCTTCGACAGCGTGTATTCCGGCGTAGACACGATGAAGGCCATGTTGTCTACGTAGTAGTAGCTGCCGCCATTCGCTGCGTGACTAATCTCGAAGATCACTCGCGCATAGGCAGCACCAGCCGGAGCCGTGCGCGTCTCAGTGTTCGTGTGCGCTAGCCACTGAGAAGAGGAATCGTACGAGTAGAACTGATCAGGGTTGTCCGCCTGGTAGATATTCCCGGCAGCGTCGTACCAGTCAATCAGCGTGCGGTACGAGCTTGTCACGGTGTTCGCGGTATTCGAGTTGAACCGCCACATGACAGAGCTAATCTTGTAGGTCGTTCCGGGGGTTACCGGAATGAGCCTGTTAAGAGAGCCCTTGATGATTCCCGTTCCCGTAGGGTCAGCGCGAAGAGCGTAGTACCCGTCAGTGAGGCCAGAAGTCAGCGCCGCCCGATAAAGCGCGCTAGCGGGTCCTTCAGTTGTCCATGCCGGTAGCAGAGACTCGGTGGAGAATTCGTCATACGTCAGAAGGTTGCCCGCAGCATTCGGCGCGACCCGGAGCCAGACAGATTCAACGGAAAACGTCTGGCTTCCCGCTGTGCACTGCGGCCGAATAGCCACCTTGCAGTAAGACGCGCCAGCCGGAGCCGTGCCGACCACGGTTACCCGTTCAGCGACTGCCTGATGGAAGCCGGTAAACGTATTCTGCGTAGTGCTCAGTAGGTTGTTGCTGGCGTCATACCAGCGAATTTCCCCGTAGCATGTGTAGCCAGCAAGGTCAACGGAGTAGATCAACGCATACAGCCGATACACCGTGCCCGGGGTAACGGCAGTATTAGCAACCGTCACGGCATCAACACTGCCCGACGCGCTAGACAACAGATTGAGCCCGAAATAGCCAGCGCCGGTTTCCAGCACCCACGAGCCACGGGAAGCCGTAGCGTTGGTGGCTATCCACCCTGACGCATCCTTCTCGACAGATGACGTGTTGTAGTCGAGTAGGTTGCTATCGAAGAGGTTCGCTACAACGGCGTTCACGTCGTCAGTGTTGACATATTCGCCAGCACCTAGGCCAGAGACAGACCACGTAATTGCAGCGGAGAGAGCCCCTGTCGGAGCCGTCCCGATCACAACCACGTAGTTCGCATTGAACCAGCCGGATTGATTGGTGACGGTCAGATTGCCCGCACTGGTGCCCAGCGAGTTACCGCCAGAGACAGCGTCGTACCAGGTAACCGTAACCGTAGACACGCGCCCGGACGTTGCCGCGCTGGTGCGAATCGGGACCCGGAAGACGTATTGGGTGCCAGCGGTAACGGTGGCGCGTGGAGACGTGCACGTGATTGATCCGGCAGCCGTAGGCGTGGCACGCATTGAGTAGGTGCCGGAAAGGAACTGACCAGAGACAACGGATAGGGTGGTGTTGCTGCCCGCTGTCCACGCGGTAGTGCCACCCTCAAAGGTGCTAGCGTTGTCAGCCAACAGGTTTGGATTCGCGTACGCCATGAATGCCCCAGAGGGTCAGGAGGACCCACCTACTGAGTTAGTAGGTGGGTCCCCGATACCGTCAGTTACGCGCCTTCGCTTACGTTCGGGTCGGGCGCGACAACAACGGTTGTGGTTCCGCTGTTATCTGCCGTTCCCTCATACACGGCAACTTCGCTAGGCGCATAGCCGGTAATGACCGTGTTGCCGTTCTCGTCAGTCGTGGTCGTGGTGACCTGTGTCTGAATCGGGTCAACAACCGGGGTCGGCTCAGTTGGAGTACTCACAGCGTCCTTCCTAGAGCGGCGGGGGCAACTAGCCCTTCATGGATACGGGCGTCAGCGCGCCTGTCGATGTAGGCTTCAAGCTCAGTACGTCCGTCCAGCGTTAGAATCAGACGGTCACCAGGCTGTAGACCATCAGCCGCAGCACGACTAGCCAGCGTCGAAACGTGTTGCCATTGCTGTGCAGTGAGCACGGGCTCAGGTTTCCCGCTGTCGTTGGCTGCCAAGGTTGCGCCCGGCTGTAGCCAGCCACCAGAGTCATAGCCGCCCGTCCGGTTGTACGCGGAAGAGAGCGATCCGTATCGGCTCATGGCGTAGCGCATGGACGCGTACACGTTGGCTAGCGGATCCCAGACGCCACGACCGCGAAGCTTGCCAGCGTAGGCATTGAAGGTTGGGTCAATCACCTGCATGAGACCCTTAGAGGGAGTCCCGTTCTTAGCGTTGATGTCCCACTTGTTGATAGCCCTGGGGTTACCGCCCGATTCCTGGTTCATCCGTCGCAGAACGGTGTTCAGGAGAGAAGACGGCTGCCCCACCATGCCTAGCGCCTTGAGGACAACAGGCTTCCACTGAGCGACGCCAGCACCCGGCTTGTAGTTGACGTTCGGGACTAGCTTCTTGTCCGCTGTCTTCGAGTAACCGAAGAGCGCGTCAACGGCCTTCATCGGGATTCGCTTTACCATCTTCCCGAAGCCAGTGTTGAGCCCCGGAATGCGGTTCAGAAGCGGGTTGACGACGTGCTTGACGCCAGCGCGGGCAGAAGCCTCTAGCGTGTCCTTGAGCCACGAAGCGCCCTCCTTAATGGCGTTCCATGCCTTCGAGCCAGCGCCAGAAACCGTGTTCTTCGTCCAGTTCCACGCGTCACCCACCAGGCCACCAATCGAGTAGCCGGGTAGCTTGCCATGCCGACGCATGTACTCAAGCGGACCCAGACCGATAGAGCGCGTGGCTTCCTGCGGTAGCACGTACTCACCAGCGTGAACCACGCCAGCGGGTTGGTACTTACCACCCGGGCCCGTGTAACCACCAGTGGCGAAGCCCTTCGGATGGAATTCCTTTAGTTTCGGCGCACCGAACGCGCCCGCAACCTTGTTCCAGACTCCGACAATGCCATGGTTGTAAACTGTGTCGATGACGAAGGCAATGGGCTTCTTGGCTATGTTGTAAAGCTTGTCCCACGCCTTGCCTATCGCGTCCTTCGCCGTGCCGAACGCCTTACCAACCAGGCCAACGCCCTTCTTGACGGCATCAAAGGCAGGCTTTAGCGCGTTGTTCCACAGCCACTTGCCCTTATCGGCGATCCATCCGAAGGCAGGCTTGATGGCGTTGTTGTAGAGCCACTTGGCTACACGGCCTAGCGCCTGAATGCCAGCCTTGAACGCGTTGAACTGAGGCTTGATGCCGTAGTTCCACAACCACAGCGCCTTATCGACAATCCACCCGAAGGCAGGCTTGATGGCGTTGTTGTAGAGCCACTTAGCAACGTTGCCCAGCGCGTGAATGCCAGCCTTGAATAGATCAAAGGCAGGCTTGACGCCCTTGTTCCACAGCCACATAGCGGCGGCACCGATGGCGTTAACAGCGGGCTTGATGGCGTTTCGCCACAGCCAGCCGAATACCCAACCCAACGCCTTGACGGCTAGGTAGATGGGACCGAATACCACGATGGTTAGAATCGTGAGAAGAATCCTTGCCGCCGTATTGATGAAGCTAAATGCTGGCTTGATTGCGTTGTTCCACAGCCATAGCGCAGCGTTGCCGACCCACTTAGCCGCCGCAACAATGCCGTTGAAGACGGGCTTGAGAACGACGTTCCACGCGTACAGCGCTGCTGTCTTGATGCCGTTCCACGCCGCTTGCACGATATTGCGGAACGTCTCACTGTGCTTGTAGGCAACGATGATGCCAGCCACCAGGGCAGCCAGCGCGATAGCCACGAGAACGAAAGGGTTCAGAGCCATCACAGCGTTTAGGGCTGCCTGAACAGCCGTGAAGCCGCTCGTGACCGCAGTACCGATAAGCATTGCCGCTCGATACACGCTGAACACGCCAGTCGCGATGCCGGTAGCAATTGCGTTAGCGTTCAGGGCAAGCGTCAGACCACCAATAGCGATACCTAGCGGGACAAGCCACGGGGCAGCGTCCCGAAGGAAGCTGAACACGGAATTGCCCACGGACCATGCAGCCTTGAGCGCCGGAACGAAGTACGTGTTCACTGCGCTGCCAATTTTCGACAGGGCCGGAACCACGTACTTGCCCAGGACTTCAACCAGCCCCTGTTGAATGCGCCGGATGAAGACCTGTAGTTCATAGGACGGACCGGAACGGATGCTCTGACCCATCTTGTTGGCGGCTCCGCCCACCTTGCCGACCGTAGCGACAGCCTTAGACGGATCCATGGCGAACAGCGCCTTGCCCAGGTCTTCCGCCTGAGTACCGAACAGCGCCGTAGCGGCAGCCGATTGCTTAACCGGATCTTTGATGCCGCGAAGCCGGTCTAGCGTCAGGTCTAGCGCAGCGCTGGCAGACTTGCCGCCTTTACCGATGCGCTCAGCCATCGTGCCAGCGTTCAGACCCAGCGCCTTGAAGCCGTCCGCTGTGCTCTTACTGCCGTCAATGGCGCGAATGCTGAATTCCTTGAGGGCATCTGCCGCAAGGTCACCATCACGAGCGCCACCCTTGAGCCCTTGCTGAATCAGCCCTAGCGCCTGAGTACCGTCAAGGCCAAGCTTCCTGAACTGAGTTCCGTACTCATTGAAGGTATCGAGTAGGTCACCAGCCTTATCGGCTCCGCCCTGAAAGCCCTTCGTGAGAATGTCGAATGCCTCGGTACTGTTCTTCGCGAGACCCGTACGGATCATCTGAGAGACAGCGTTAGTGACTCCGCCTAGGTCTTGATCAAAGACGTTGGCAACGTCACTGGCCTTCGTGGCAATGGCCTGTAGTTGCTTGTTCGTCGCGCCGGGCGGGGCTAGGCCAGCACTAGCAACAGCCTTGATAGCCTCAGCGGCGCTCTCGAACGAGTCGCTGACGCCCTTCGAGTAGAGACTACCGGCCACCTTGCCGTACTTCGCTGCCTCCTTGTTCGACGCGCCTAGCTGAGCCTGTAGCTTGCTGGTTATGTTGGCCTGATCAATGGCGTCGCTGATGCCCTTGACGAGAAGAGCACCAGCGGCAACGCCAGCGGCAGCAACGCCAGCCTTCATCTTGTCCTTTAGGCTACTGCCTAGGGACTGTCCGGCTTCGGCTCCGGCATGATCAGCCGGACCAACGATCTGTTCCCGTAGCTGACGTGTGAAGCCCTGAATTTCAGGGACAATCGACACGTAAGCAACGGCGATTTCCGGAGCGCTCACCGTTACCCCTTCTGCGTCCGTTCGCGGAATGCGATTAGGTCAGCGGCAGTGACTTGCTTCTTAGCCTTCTTGGGCTCAACGCCCGGACGCGGGTACGGCTCCGGGTACGGAGAACGATTCCGCTTCTCAACTTCCCTGTTCGCCAGAACCCAGGTATTTACCGCAGTGGCGTCTACCAGGTCAGCAAGGATGAAGTCGGTACGGGTCCACAAGGGCTCAGCCTTGTTCATGGCCTGTCGCGTTGCGCTGTCGGGCGGAAGCCCTCGGATCAGTACGTCAACCTTCCGGGGGCTGAGCTTTCCGCGCCACATGTCCAGCAAGTCAATGCCACGGTAGGCAAGGTCAGCTTCTATCGCGTCCCCGTGCTCACGAATGAGCGCGAGAAGGCTTAGAAGTTTCCCGCCCCCACCTTCTTACCGGCAACCTCGAAGAACGCGCCTAGGTCACGGACCTTCTTGTTCTTCTCACGGAACTTCGCGTACTGCACGTCACCCAGAAGGGCACGGAGAGCGGCAGTCATGCGGCTCTCATCAATCGCTTCCAGAACCTCAAGGTCCCAGTCCTCAGCCGGGGGGACGTTGAAGACCTGACCGTTGAAGGTGACCTTGTGCATCTCGCCCGTGGCGTCATTCTGCGTAGGCATGTCTGTGATATCTCCTGTCGGGTGGAAGGTGGGTGGATTGAAGGACGGGCGGAGTATCCACCCAGAAGCCCCGCCCGTCCTGGTCATGCACCTACTGAGTCAGTAGGTGGTTACGCGGCAGCGCCCTGGGGGTCGTTGTCGATGTCGTAGTACAGAACGTCAGTGCTGTCCGGGTAAATCGTGATGGTCAGCTCGAACGCCTGTAGGTCAGAGTCAGACAGCGAAACCTCACCGACTTCGGTAACCTCACCGGTCGGGATGTGGCGACGTCGAGTAATGTCTCCGTCCACCATCTCTAGGACGAAGGCAAGCTTCTCGCCCTTCGGGATCTTGACCGTGCGCGTGTTGACTCCGGCAGCCGTCGCAACGGTGCTTCCGGGGTTGACCAGCGTGAAGACGGTCAGGTTGTCCTCAAGGCAGGTAACCTTGATGCTGCGCTTGTGCTTGCTTCGCTGAGTGCGGATCAGCTTGCCGCCCCACGCATAGAAGTCGCTCGTGTCTTCGTCGCGAGACTCCGAAGCGCCATCCTCCGACAGAAGACCAACAGCCTTCCATGCCGGAACAGTGGACATTGCGGCGCTCAGAGTCGTAGGCAGCGCAGTACCAACCGGACCCGTGTAGAAGTCCGCACCTTCCCATAGGCGCGGGTTGTTGACGTCACCAGCCATGTTGTCAGCTCATTTCCGTTCCGCGTGTGCAGAACTCGACAGCGAATGAATAGCGGGGCTGACCGGACACGCTGTCAGGTAGCCACTGGGGACCGCCTACTTCGGCCACGTCGTAGACGGTCGTTTCTCCGCGCTTCCCTGCCATGGCAAGGACGTAAGCGCGAGTCTTGGACATGAGCGCTTCCGCGCCCTCTTCGGTCTGCGACCAACACTCAACGTCCACGCGTGGCCTGTCGGTAATCAGGTTCCGCCTGATACCGCCTAGCCGCTCAACCCGGATGAACTCAGCGGGTCGGCTCTCGGGAACACGGGAGTAGACCAGCGTGCCCGCTGGCATAACGCTTCGCACGTACTGAATGACGACTAGTGCAGCGTCCGGGAATACAACGACGGGTCTACTCATGGTCTGCCGCCGCATCTAGGGACAACAGAAGATTCCGCCTGGTTCCCTCAGCCGTAGCACCGTCCTCATAGCCAGCGATCACAGCCGCACGAACACGGTTCGGACCGTCCTGACTGTCAACCCGGGTCTGAGCGCCAGCACTGATCAGCGCAGCGTCAACGTCACGGGCCTTCTGCAAGATGACGCGCTTAGTGCCTTCGGCAGTCATGAGCGCGCGCATGGCGTTGAAGTTGTACCGGAAACGGTTTGCCATCAGCCAACCACCCTCTTTAGCCGTGCCTCAACGTGGTGCACGCGTCCGGCTACGCGGTAGCGGGCAACTTCTCCGTCCGCCTCAAGGGTCATGCCGTCGTATTCCACGCGGTCAGTCGGCAGAAGGTCTAGGTCACGGCCAGTGGCAGTCAGCAGACGCCAGCCTGTGACGACTGAGCCCCTATCCCCCGTGGCTTCCGTGCTGGCATCCGGCTGGACGCTGACGCGGGTCACCGTGGTACGGGCGGCGTTAGGCCAGTCCCGCACCGTTGAGGGGTTGCCGTACTTGTCCGTGACGTAGGCAGCGCGAAGCACAACGACTGAATCAGCGTAGAGACGACTCATGCGACCCTCACAGATGCAGCCCTACGGCGGTATCGCGCTAGAAGGTCTTTGTCAGCCGGAGCCAGTGACGCACCGATCGTCTCAGCCGCGTAGGTCACGTTGACACTGCCTACAGTCTCTTGCCGTAGGTCGTTGGGGTTGCTCAGAACGCGCTGAGCGGCTGTCAGAACGACTGCCAGCACGTCACCGGGCACAGATACGTACCCGTGCGTGAAAGTCGCTGAGACAGGCGTACAGCCATTCAGGTAGAGCCTGTCACGGCGTAGCTCGTAGTCCGTACCCGCAACCAGCGTCTTGCCGTCTTGCACCACGCTGACAATCGACACAACGGGTCGCTGAGGTAGGTCTACGTAATATCGGTACGGCAGTAGATCAGCCGTGTCCGGGTACAGCGTCACCGTGGTCGTTCCACGGGTGAAGTGCTGCCGTGCCTCTGTGCGCACGATGGCGGACACCATGTCAAGGACAGACGAAGCCGACGCGGGAAGGGTGCCCGGGTCAACCTGCATCCAAGCTTCTAGCTGACTCACGGTCGCTAGCGCTGGAAGTGCCATAGGGCACCCTCCCTACTCACTTCGTGGTCTGGGCTCCGCATTCCTGGCAGCGCGTAACGTGTGCGTCGGACCCGTCCGGACGAACAGCCGTGAAGCTCTCCGTACGGTCCGGGTCCGCGCACTTCTCGTCATGCGCTAGCTCAGGAGTGGCAGCCTTCGGCGCAGCGGGCTTCGTCTCAGCCCTCTTACGCGGGGGCATGCGAACTCCAATCAGCTAGCGAGAACGCCAGTCAGACGGGCGGCAGCCTTGCCACCGAAGACGGCAAGACCGGTGTAGAACTCCAGACGGGTCCGGTAAACCGGCTTCGTGTCCAGCTCACCCAGGTCGTAGACCTGGACGCCACCGTTGGTCAGACCGGTCACGGCCTGGTCTCCCTCAGCCTGACCGAACTTCACGGCGTAGATGCTGGAAGCGACGGACGAAGTGCCCTGAGTCTCAGTCTGCGGCAGGATGTTGACGCCAGCGGCAGTCTGACCCGGGTCAAGAACGGCAATGCCGTTCCACGTGACCACGCGCTTACCGGTCATGTCCTCACGGACAACTTCAACGCCACCCAGACGGCGACCCGCAGAACGAATCTTCGCGATGACGGAAGCGTTGGCGTAGAGCGCACCATTCGAGCCGTTGAGGCCATTCACAGCGGCAACAAGCTCATCCAGCTTGTCAAAGAAGGTCTGAGCGTCGGTGCCACCGTTACCGACAACCGGAATGCCGTTGGTGCCAGCGGAAACGACCTGACCGCCAGTGAGCCGCTTCTTGAGACCATCGAAGCCGTTCGCGTCAACGGCAGTGTCACCGTTGAAAAAAGCATCCTGGTACTTGTAGGCAGCTGCCTTGACCTTCATCCGGGTCTGAATGGCGCGCTGATCGTTCAGGTTGCCACGAGTCGCAACGATGAACCTGTCGACATCGGCGTCACCGCCCAGAATGACAAGCTTCTCGGACTTCTGATTGACCGTACCGGTGCTCTCGCTGTAGCCGTTGTTCACCGAACGGAACTCGACACCCGGTAGGGTCGCCTCTTCGTTGTACGCGTAGGCGTTGCCCTGAATGGTCAGGAACGGGATGCGGTCAAGAACGGGAGACTCCTGAACGAAGGTCTCCAGAACACCGCGCTGTAGGTCATCCTGAGACAGCTTGGCAGCCTCGGCGAGAGTTAGCGACATGTGCGATTACTCCTAGTGGACTGTGGCACCTACTGACTTAGTAGGTGAACGGGTCAGTTAGCCTTGCGGCTGTAAGCCCGTCGCATGCGCTCTTCGGGAGAGCTAGGCTCAGGCTCAGGGGCGGTACGCTGACCCCCGCCAACGTCCCCCCAGTGCTTCCGCCCGTCCTGAGCCGCTAGATACGGCTTGTTGATCAGAAGCTTGTCAATGGCAGCCTTGATAGCGTCGTCACCTTCGGCAACATCGCTGGTCTTGATGTAGAGCAGCGCATCAGACGGGTCCGCTAGGCGTCCCTTTGCCTCAGCCTTGATGGCAGTCTCGGCAAGCTGACTGGCGTACTCAGCGCGAATCTCCGCCTTAATGGCGTCAAGGTCCGTGCCCTTAGTGGCAGCGTTGGACCGACGAAGCCTAGAAACTTCGTCCTTGAGTTCCGCTAGTTCCTTCTCGGCAGCCTTACGAGCATCGCGCTCCGTCTTGAGTGCCTTCTTGCCCGCGTCCCCTAGCGCGTCGTCCCCGTCCTTCGTGTCAGGGGTCGGGTCGGGCGTGTTCCTCGGGTCCTGGTTCGGGTCCGTGGTGTTGACCGGGTCCGAAGTCGGGTCCTGGTTCGGCTGATTACCGGGGTCTGTAGTGTTCGGGTCCGACATTAGGAATCGCTCCTATGTGATGTAACCGTGTTTGCGCAGTAGGGCAACCTGAAGGTCCCTATCACCATGCGCGTTCTTGAGGATTTGCTCAGGCAAGAGACGCGCCTCACGTGCGCGCTGGTATCGTTGACCGGACACCTTCTCAAAGCCGGAGCTCAGCGCCTTACCGCCGATTCCCCGCTTAGTGGTTCCTTCTCGCGTTACCTTCTTACCTGTGGTCGTTGTAGTCATCCCGCGTCGCGCGTTGACGACCTGACCAATATCAGCGCCCTTCTCAATGGCGTCAGCCCCGGCAATGCCGAAGCGCTTACGGCGTTCCTCTGGGGACATAGCCTTGAAGAGATCTTCTGGACTTGATTGTTCGCGCCATTCAGCGTCAGAAAGCGGCTCCATACCGCAATCACACCTCGGGTGGCGCTTGAATCCCTCGCTGTAGGTGTACTGGCGACCAGCCAGGATGATGCAGCGAGAGCACGCGGGCAGCTTCACAACGCGGACATAGGAGATGCAGCGGGGTTCGGCAGTCATCGCGACTGACGTAGCTACACGCGCTGTATCCGCAATCTGTGTTGCCACCATGGTTGCCATTTGGCTTAGCCCGTACGCGCTTGCCGCTTCGGGGCTCATGCCAGCCGCCAGCCCTTGCGCCGTCGAGATGGCAGGTACGTAGAGCAGAGTTGCCAACGGCCTTCCATCACTGGCGATACCGGCCAGCGCTCCGGGGTTCAATCTGCCCAGCGTTTCAAGGCCAGCGCCTTGCACCAGCATCGCGCTAGTGACGAAGGCTTGTGCACCTTGAGCCGCTGTGAGCTGCCCCGTGATGACAGCGTTAAGAATCTGTTTGCCAGTCTCACCCTGCATGGCGCTGAGAATGCGATCAGGGGTGGCGTCTCGCCAAAGCCCCTGAATCGCCGCTACAACGCTTTGCGTGATGGACTGCACTTGTAGGTACCTAGCCTCAGCTAGAGCCCCGCTCGTGGCCATCTGAGCCCCTTACTGAGGCTGTTCTGCCCCCGCGTCTACGGTCGGGTCAGCTTTCGGACCGAAAAGGCCAGCAATGTTCCCGCCCACGATGGCGGCTGCCTGGTCGTCCCGCATGGTCTTCCAGCGCTCAATTTCGTCGGGAGTTACGCCCGGGATTCGCTCCCAAAGTGCTTCATCCGGCACGTTGATTGCCTTGAACTTCGTCAGGGCGTCCGCGTATTGGGCATCCGAACGGAACTGAGCATCGCGCCAGACCACAGAACCTAGGGCTAGCGCGTCCGCGCGGTCACCCTCTCCGTTGGACAGCGCCTCAAGCCGCATGACTTCGCGGAGCGCTGCCCCAAAGAATCGCTGACGCTCTTGAACCTTGCTCACTAGACCGGCTTCCGACGCAATCAACGCGTCTGCCGAGATATTGACCATTTCTCCAGTCAGGTAGCTTGGCGGTGTGCGGGTCTGCGCTGCAATGTGTCGAACGGCTACCTCGATGACCCGCGTGTAGTTGGTCAAGTCGGCAGCGCTGAACTCCGCAATCTGTGCGCCTTCGCGCTCAAGCCACAGCAGACGGTCAGACCGGAAACGGTCAATCGGCAAGTCCTCTTCACCGATGACTTCCCCGTCAGCATCAAGAATCTCGCGCGTCGGCCGGTCCATGCCGAGAACAGCGCGCGCCGGTAGAGCTAGCTGATCAGCAGCGGTCATCAAGTGGCACCACAGGGTGTTAACCGCATCCTGTAGCGGAGCCACATTCTGAATCTCACTCTGCGGCTTGCCGAGAAGCCGTGACCGGTTGGCAAGTTCTACCAGCGGGACTACGTTGCCCATGGGGTTAGCAAAGTGGGCAGGCTCCGAAGATGCTAGGCCAATCGTCCGGGTCTCCCACTGACCACTCTGCCGAGAGGGGCGCTGATAGCGGAAGATCATGCCGTCAGCGCGCCGGAAGAGGGTTGCGAACTCGTGGCTACCGTCATCCCACAGAGTCATGCCCAGCGAGCGAACGCGACGCCTACCAGGCTCGTATTCAACAATGGCCTGCGAGACGTGCTGAAACGTGATCTCAGTGTTGACACCGTCCGGCTTCCACACCAGCGCGAACGAGCGACCGGAGATCAGAGCTTCAAGGAAAGCAAGGCCAACTTCAACGTCAGCTTCGGAAGCCTTCCACGCGTCACCTGCCGCCCTGTCTATCGAGCCGTCAGCGAGACGAAAGCCCATCGGCATAAGGCGCTCCACAGTGGCGTCAGGCACTACCTGACACCAGTTATCTGAGAAGCCTTCGAACAGCCCGCCCGTCTGAGAGCGGAACTCAGGGGAAGCGAACAATAGGGGTCGATCCCCGTCGTAGTAGTCACTCCACTTCTTAGCGGCTGCCTTGCGCTTTTCCAGCTTGGCCCGAAGGCGAATGATGATGTCAACCGGCGACTCCGCCATGACTCGCGCTCCTTCGGACGCTCAGAGGACATACTGACTTAGTAGGTGGGTCATGCGCTGATTGCACGCGCCTTCTTAATCGGACGCCTTACGTATCCGTCCATGGCCATAACCGCAGCGGCAATGCCGTCAATGCGTGCGCTGGACTTCGAACGGTCCGGCTTCACGGGCCGGATGTTGTCGTTGCCATCCGTGTAGATCTCGACACAAGAGGCGTTCCAGCGAAGGACGGGGTTACCGCCGTGCCTGATCTGGCCTTCGCGTAGAAGTCGCTCAAGTTCCTTCGACCCAGGACCCATGCCTAGGTAGGTCTGAGCGACAGGCACCAGATCAACACCCCGGGTCTTGCTCTCCACTCGCTGTACGAGCTGCCCGGCAAACATTCGGTCGTAGCTGATGCGCTGAACGTCCAGCCTTCGGCAATCGCTGATGATCTGTTTCTCAATCGCGTCATAGTCGATTGCGTCGCCTTCGGTCAGCGTCAGGAACCCCTCACGTGCCCACTGGCGTAGCGGCATCTGCGTCTGCGCTTCGAGTTCGTCAATGCGCTCTTCGGGAAGCCAGAAGCGCGAGATGAGTTCTAGCTGAACGCCCGGCTGTCGAGACTCAACGGCCATGACCCACGCGGACAAGTCGGAGACTGCCGACAGGTCAACGCCACCCCACGCGCGTCGGTAGCGGAACTTCTTGTCATCCACCATTCCGGCGTTCTCATCCCACAGCGGCATAGGCAGCCAGCGGGTAGAGGCACGCATACGGCGGTTCAGCGACAGGCGGCAGAACGTAGGGAAGTACGACGGGGTTGACTTCGCCTTCTGCGCTTCACGGCGCATGTAGGCCAGCGAAGGCGAGACACCTAGACCCGGGTTGGCCTTGCGCCACGTTTCTTCGCTGAACGGGTCATCTCCCTCTTCGGCAGCCCAAATGACGCCGTAGTGTCCGGGGTCTTCAACCACACCTTCGGCTAGCCGCCGCGTGTAGGTGTGCTTCTCGTCATAGATGCTGCCCTCTTCGCCTTCGTCAGCCGTCGTAATGAACACAACTAGCGGCTGATCACGCGCGCCCGTACCGGTTTCGATGGCGTCAACAAGGTCACGCTTCTTGTGAACGTGAACTTCGTCAACGATCGCGCCGGAGACGTTCAGACCGTGCGCTGTCTCGGCAATCTTCGAGAGTGCCCGGAAGACTCCGCCTGTACGCGGGACCCGGATAGCGCCCCGGAGCACTTCCACACGGCCACGTACGGCGTTGGAAGTCAGCGCCATTCGCTTAGCGTCATCGAAGACGCGTTCAGCCTGTGGGAGCGAACCAGCGGCAGCGTAGACCTCAGCGCCGTGTTCGCGGTCAGCGAGTAGGAGAGTCAGGCCAATGCCAGACGAGAGAGTTGACTTGCCGTTCTTACGCGGAACCTCAATCCACACGGACCGGATCACGCGCACGGAGTGACCTAGTTCCGGGTCAACCCACAGCCAGCCGAATACGGGGGCAATCACCCAGACGATTTGCCAGGGTGCAAGCTTGAGAGGGGAAGCGCCCCAACGTCCCTTAGTATGCTTGAAGGACTGAATAGCCTTGATGGCTCGTGACGCTGCCTCAACCGAGAAGTACGCGCCTGGTGCCTTGCTGGCCTGGTTGGCGACTACCAGCGGACGAGAAGCGGCAGCCTGGTCAATCTCCTCTTCGGAGAGACCCAGCGCCAGAAGGTCAGCACGGGGCACAGGCAGAAGGTCAGTCGAACACGTCTCCGTCATCATCACTCCCGTTCTCTGGCGGTTGAATCCGCCCACGGGCTGACGGGCTTAGTCCTAGCTCACCGATGTACCGGGCAAGCTGAGAGCGGTATTGACCTAGTACCGTGGTCCATCCGTTCTTTTGCCAGCCGCGTTCTCCGAGCATCAGCACGCCATCACGAGACAGGGAACGCTCACCCTGGTCAATGCGCGCGACGCAAATGCAGTAGTCCTTGAGTGTCTGCGTGTCCACAGCGCCAATGCCCGCCGTGTACTTGAGTACGGGAATGACGCGCTGCCACTCCTCAGACGCAACCTTGCGGCAACGAAGCTCTGAGCCAGTGCCCGGGAAGACTTGCTTCCAGTCTGGCTCTTCAAGCTCAGCGGGCGGAGTCACTACGCCGGGGTTGACAGGGCGCTTGCCCGGGTTGCCTTCTCGTACGACAGCAAGAGGGGGCTTCTTACGCATGGGGTCAGCCATGTCGGTCACCTCCCTGGTACTATGGCGCGCATGACGAACAACGATGAACCTGAGACACTTCCAGACGACCACACGCGGGAAGTGTCGTTCTCGCTAACAGTGGCAGAGTTCAGAGAGATCATGCGGGCAGCCGCGTACAGGGAAGCTGAATTGATCAGCCAGCATGACCCGGCAGCCGTCCCGCTGCGAGCAGTGTTGGACCGCCTAGGTGGCGCATGGAACGCGGCCGAATAGCATCAGGAAGCCCCCGGCAGGAAACCGGGGGTTTTCTCATGCCCCGGCTACTCCGCGCAAACGGTCTTGGTTGCGGCGCTAGCTTTTTCCCTCCCTGCCGACCGTTTGGCAGGCGGGACGGGGGTCACCCCCCAGGGTTGATCAGAGCAATCGTGATCGCCAGCACATAGATCAACAGCAAGTAGAGAACAACGTGAACACCCGTCATCGCTTACTCCGCTTCTCGTGTGCCCAACCGCCTGGTTGATGCTTGGCTGTCTCACTGTTGTGGCATGCCGTACACAGTGGCCGAAGATGCTTGAAGGTATCAGGATCATCAATGCCTTCGTTGACCAGCCGCCTTCGACTCTTCGGCCAATGGTCAGCGACGTTGGCAGTGCGACCACACAGCACACACCATGGATGCGAGTAGATGAACGCCTTACGTCTACGCTGCCACTTGGCCAGCCCGTACACCTTGTTGCCATCAGCCTTACGGCGCGCCTCATCCTGTCGCCTGTGCGTATCACAGCGCCCGCCCGTAGTCAGCTCGGGGCAACCAGGCACAGGGCACGAGACACGTGGCTTACGTGGCATAGCGACACCTCAGCAGATGGGGGGCATGCAACAGCATGGGGGGTAGTCGGCGATAGGCGGGGGGATGCGCCGAGCATGGGGGACCTACTAATTCAGTAGGTGGATATGGGCTTCGCCAGCCTTACACGTCGCTAACCACCAGCCATAGGGCTAGTCTCCGACTGCCTCAATCCTCAACCCTCCTGGGGTTGGCGAAGCTGTCCGCACTGAGGGATTCGAACCCCCACCACTACGGGTCTAAGCCGTATGTCTCTACCAGTTGGACTAAGTGCGGTCAGCGCATACGCGCCTAGAACCATTTCAGAATGTGCCCCAGGTACCAGCCAGAGAAGCCGATCCAGGCCACAGCGAAGGCGACACGGCCATACGTGCTGTACGTGTGGAACCATGCCCGCGTGTGCTCAGAGAACGTGCCACCTAGCTTCTTGTTCGCAAGGGCCATACCTTCAATGACAGCGAAGGCGGCGAGCCATGCGACCCATGCAAGTGTGTAGCCGCTCATGCTTGCCACCCTTCGCGTGCCGTACGGACGAGGCTGATCCGGCAGGGATCGAACCTGCAACCCCCTGATTAACAATCAGGTGCTCTGCCTGTTGAGCTACGGATCATCAGCCTGTGTCGCTCAGAACGCCAGCCGGAGAGAGGGAACTAGCGGAGCGACTACAGGCGGGAAGGTGGGGCCTCAGACCGCCAATACGGGTTACCTGAGTGCGCGGGATCATCCCCCTTCTCTATATATCTAGCGAGTGGATTGCCTAACCAAAAGCGCTAGAGAGTCGATTGCCTCGGGGTGGTGACGGTAGTGACGTTCGAGAGGTGCTTCTCGGTATCGCCATAGAAACCTATAGGGATATGTGAAGTGACCGTCAATTCGTCACTAGCGTCACTTCGGCTGGTCAGAAGGTGTTCTGATCTTGAGCGCTGGAAGATGCGTCGTCACTCGCACCCCCGCTGAACGCCAAAGAGCGGCTACCAGCCGAAGCCCGCAACCGCCCCGTTACCTAGCAATGTGACCTAGGTCACGATTTACTCTTTAGTCGCCTTTGCTCACCCAGTCGTACGCCAGACGGGTTTCAATCGGCGAACGGTCACCTCTGCCTTTCAGCGAAGGTGTCACGTAGACAGCTTTGAGAGCGCTTTTGAGCAACATGCGCTTGTCGCTCAATGAGGCGTTGCCCTCCTGCCATGTCTCGCGCAGCGTCTCTGCGTCATCCCATGGAGGCTGATCGCTCTCATCGCTGTACGACTCAAGTTTTGTCGACATTACTTCGATGATCGCGCGCTGTCCGGCACTCAGTTCCTCGTACCTGGATTCGCTTATTTTCCCGTACACGTAGTAGTCGTCTTCGAGCTTCCGAACGCGCTTCTCTGCGGCTTCCAGAGCCTGGCGGGCATGTTCCCTCTCCGCCTGCCTTTCCGGGTCTGAGAGAGCCGTCCAGCGCTGCGCAATAGCACGCAGAACGGGGTCATCAGGGTCTAGCGCTGTCACGTGACGTACCCAAGCTTCTGTAACGGCGATTTCTAGCCTTGGAGCGCGTGTAGCTAGTCCCTCACATGTGCCTTTAGTGGCTCCGGCTACACAGCGATAGTAATCCCGATGATGACGCATCCATCCTTCGCAGCGCCCACAGCGGATAATGCCCGTGAGTAGATACTCGGCCCCTCGCTTGCCTCTACCGCCTTCGTTCGCTGTGCGCTCCGCAAAGCCAGCCTTGATCTGATACCACTCCCCCGCAGTGACGATGCCTTCACCACACTTGATCGGATCTCCTTTGGAATCCAGCAACGGTTCATGTGTGCTGTTCCATTGACCTGTGGGATTGCCATATTCGTCCAGGACGCGTTCAGTGCGGGGTACCAAACCAGCAAACAGCGGGCTTTTCGCAATACGGCTGACGGACTCCGGCGTGAATTCTGCTCCTGTCCGTCGCCGGTAGCCCTCTGCATTGAGTTGTTTTGCTGTGGCAGTGCCTGTTAGTTTCTCGCCTTCCTCCCATTTGCCGAGCAGTAGATCAGCGAGCCGCCTGGCACCGGGATATTCCGTGGGATGATGGGCTACCAATCCACTTGCTTTTCCATCTGCCAGGCGCGGACTCATGAGCCCGTAGGGCGGAAGACCCGTTCCGCGTCTGCCTTCACTCCTATGTGCTGCTAGTCCCGTGTTTACGCGAAGTGCAATATCCTTTGCTTCGTCGCGTGCCCTTTCGCTGAGAATGGCGAAGACGATTCGGGCGCCCGGCTGCCTGCTGTCTAGCGATTCAGTGACGCTGACTAGTCCCGCCCGCCTGCGGTCAAATTCATCAAGCATTCTTCCGACCGCCCCCATGCCTCGACGGTCGAAGCGATCCGTTTTCCAGAAGGCCAGAGTCTTTGACCGTCCGTCAAATACTGCCTCTGTTGCTTTCTCGAATTCCAGACGGCGTACGTAGCTCTTGGATGCGGACAATTGTTCGAACCACACATGTCGGATTTGATAGCCCTCCCGATCTCGGTACCGGCATAGATCACGAAGGTGCTGACGCATGGTGGCAAGATCTTCACGCTTCTTACTGCGTCGTAGATACGCCTCCATTAGCCTGTCAGGCGCTGCCGTTGCAGGCTCCAACAGCCCGAGATCTGCCAATTCCTCGTCCTTGAAGCCCAAAGCCTGCAAGGTCTCGTAGTCTGCGCGCTTCACGACATCCCCTCCTTATTCAGCTCAGACTACTACCTTTCCTTGGCCACTTCGAGGAGATCGCGATGGCGTACTCCTTCTCCAAGCCGTCGGCGAAGCGCGCGGCACGGGTGCTGGCGCTGACCCGGCCGACCGGGGGCAGGGCCGCCGTCCAGGGCGCGCCCGACGGCGATCTCCACGATCCGGTCAGCGGACTGACCGCCCCGGCCGGCCGGCTGACCGCCGTGGTCTGCGGCGACCCGGACGCCGCGGGGCGGCTCGCCGAACGCCTCGGCGGGCACCCCCCGGAACCGGACGACGGTGCGGAGCCCCCGCCGTCCGTCCTCCTCGGCGGCACCCCGCTGGACGATCTTCCGCGCGACGCCGCCCGCGGCGCCGTCCTCGTCCAGGACAAGGACCCCGTCCTGCTCTCCGGCACCCTCGGCGAACTCCTCGACGTACCGGCTTCCGGGCCGGTGGACGGGGTGGACCGGGTGAACAGGGTGGACAGGGAGGCGGCACTGGCCGCGGCGCAGTGCGGCGATGTGCTGACCGCGCTGGCGCAGGCGTCCGTCGACGACTCCGGCGACCCGATGCGCTCCCGGATCACCGAACGCGGCCGGTCGCTGTCCGGCGGCCAGCGCCAGCGCCTCGCCCTGGCCAGATCGCTGGTCGCCGACCCCACGGTCCTGGTGCTGGACGAGCCGACCAGCGCCGTCGACTCCCACACCGAGGCCCGTATCGCCGACGGCCTCCGGAAGATCCGGACCGGCCGTACGACGGTGGTGCTCACCTCCAGCCCCCTGCTGCTGGACCGCGCCGACCAGGTGGTCTTCCTCCCCTCCGGCAAGGTCGCCGCCGCGGGGACCCACCGCGAACTGCTGGGCACCCACCCCGCCTATCGCGCCGTCGTGACCCGCGCACCCGACGACACCCCCGGCCACCCGGCGCTCGCCCCACCTGCACATGCCCCCGCTCAGCTCGAGGAGACCGCATGA